GGGCGAAGAACACGGGCTCACGCTGCGACTTGCCGACCTCGGGCTTGCGGACCAGGAACAGCACGGAGGTCTTGGCGCTGGTGTGCGCCAGGTACTCGAACGCGCTCCGTCCGAGGCTCACGACCGCCTTGACGTAGAACCGCTCTCGCAGGAACGACCGGGTGCTGGCGTAGTCGGGTGTGTTCAGGATCGCCTCGTCCACCACCACAGCCGCCCAGCCGCCCCGCGATTCGGTGCGGGCATCGGGGTCGCGGACGGGCTGGAGGTAGTCGGCGATCGCACCGAGGAACAGGGCGCCGCCCTTCATCGTCGGGCTGATCGGGACGCGCTGGACCTCGCCGTTGTGGATCGCGAGCCGCAGGGCGCTGACCTTCTGGAAGCGGCGCTCACGTGTTCGTCGTGCCGCGGTGAGTGCCTTCCTGGCGTCCTCGTTCGGGAGTAGGTCTTGCAGTTCATCGATGAGCAGGTCCGACTCCATCAGGGCCGTCTCCGCCTTGACGAGTTGCTCCTGCTCGATGACCTTCATGGGCACGACCGCGAGGCGGTCGAGCAGGTCGTTCGCTTCGCCGTCGCCGTACTGCCGCCAGTTCTCGACTGCGACAACATGGCTCGTGTCCCCGAGCGGCGGGTTGGTGAGCACCACGCCGACCTGTTGAGACAGGCCATCGGGGAACCGGCCGAACACTCCTCGGTCCCCCAGGATCAGGCCGTTGGCCTCGCGGATGTTGGTCTTGCCGTCGCCGTGGATGAACATGTTCATCTTGGCGATGGTGGCGACCCAGCCGCCGATGTCGGACCCGAGCAGGCGGTCAGTGCGGATGGCTTCCTCGGCGGCCTGGCGAGCCTCGCCGTCCTCTCCGGCTCGGGCGAGCATCCGAATCATGGCGGCGATGAGGAACCGTCCCGTGCCCACCGCTGGATCGAGAACGAGGTCGCGCGAGGTGATCGGCACCAGTAAATTCGCGCCGCGCAAGGGGCCGCAGTTGGCGGTGAATAACGGCTGATGCTGGATTGGTCGACGGCCTGCCCTGATTGGGAGAAACGCATCGTTGCGGGTGAAAGCCTGATTCCGATGGCCCCGCTTTGCCCCAGTGAAGCCGAGGCAGCGCTTGAGGTGTTCAAGGCGTTGCGGGTAGTCGATCTGGCGGGCAAGCCGACATTCGGCGAGGTCTGCGCGCCTTGGGTGTTCGAGTTCGTCGCTGCAATTTTTGGGGCCAATGACCCTGAAACGGGCGACCAGCTGATTTCGGAGTTTATGCTCTGCATCAGCAAGAAGAACACCAAGTCGACCATCGCCGCTGGCATCATGCTGACGGCGCTGATCCTGAATTGGCGCGAGGGCGAAGAGCTTCTGATCCTGGCACCGACGATTGAGGTGGCAAAGAACAGTTACGACCCGGCGGCTGCAATGGTTCGGGCCGACCCGGAATTGACCGACCTGCTACATGTGCAGGACCACCTGCGCACCATCACGCATCGGGTGACGAAGGCGGCTCTGAAGGTTGTCGCGGCTGACACTGACACGGTGTCCGGCAAGAAGTCAGGTCGCATCCTGATCGATGAGCTGTGGATTTTCGGCAAGCGGCCCAATGCGGACGCGATGCTGCGGGAAGCGACCGGCGGGCTTGTCTCGCGGCCAGAAGGGTTTGTGATCTACCTGTCGACGCAATCTGACGCGCCGCCTGCTGGGGTGTTCAAGGCAAAACTGGACTATGCCCGCGACGTGCGAGATGGCCGGGTGATCGACAAGAAGTTCCTGCCGATCATTTACGAGTTTCCGAAGAAGCTGATCGACCGCGAAGCCTATCTTGATCCGGCGTTTTTCTACATCACCAACCCAAATATCGGGCGTTCGGTGTCGCAAGAATGGCTCGAGCGGCAACTTGGCATGGAAATGGCTGGCGATTCCAGCACCCGCGCGACGTTCTTGGCCAAGCATTTGAACGTCGAAATCGGCATGAACCTGCGCTCAAACCGTTGGGCCGGTGCGGATTTCTGGGGGAAGCGGGCGCGAAAGGCGCTCAATCTGGCCGAAATCCTAGACCGCTGTGAAGTCGCGGTGATCGGGATTGACGGCGGCGGCCTCGACGACCTGTTCGGCCTGTGTGTGGTGGGCCGCGAGCGCGAGACAAAGGACTGGCTGGCGTGGTCGCACGCATGGTGTCACCACGGGGTGTTGGATCGGCGCAAGTCGATTGCGGCACGGCTGCAAGACTTCCAGCGCGACGGCGATTTGACGATCAGCACTGATGAGTTGGGCGACATTGGCGAAATCGTCGAGCTGATTGGCTCGGTGAAGGATGCGGGGGTACTGGCAGCGGTATCGGTCGACCCTGCTGGCCTAGGTGAACTGGTCGACGCGCTGGCAGAGATTGACGTGACGCCGGAAAACGGCGCGCTGATCGGTGCCCCGCAAGGCTACGCGATGATGAATGCGATCAAGACCGCCGAGCGCAAACTGGCAAACGGCACGTTCTGGCACGATGGCTCGGCCATGATGGCTTGGGCAGTCAGCAACCTGAAGATTGAGCCAACCGCGACAGCGATCAGGGCAACGAAACAAAACGCCGGGGACGCCAAGATCGACCCGGCGATGGCGCTTTTCAACGCGGTCACGGTCATGAGCCGAAACCCGGTGGCAGCACAAAGCGGCCCAACGCCTTGGGACTTGGACCCGAATTACAGGATGACCGCATGAAATGGCCCTTTAGCAAAGAGCGGCGCGCGGGGATCGAGGATCCTTCTGTGCCGGTTTCGTCGGACCAGCTGGTTTCAATGTGGATTGGCGACATCGCGGGCAATTCTGCGGGCGAGGTCGTGACCATTGAAACAGCGCTTGGCGTGCCTGCAATCTGGGCCGGGGTGAATTTCATCGCCAGCTCTATCGCTGGCCTGCCGCTGTTGACCTATCGGAAGGGCACGAAAGGCAGAAAGCGCGTCACAGATGACATGGCAGAGATGCTGCAAAAGCGGGTGAATCCCGACACGTCTTCGTTCGAGTGGCGCAAATACACGATTGAGCAGGTCTTGACCGGCGGTCGCGGCCTGACGTTCATCGAGCGCGCTGCATCTGGGCGACTTGTCGCGCTTTGGCCGCTGGACCCTTCGCAGGCGACTGTGAAGCGCGTGGATGGCCGCAAGGTTTTCGATTACCGCGATGGTCGCCGCACGGTGCGCTATGATGCCTCGGAAATCATCGACATTCCGGCGATGCTGAAGGCTGACCGGCTGACCCATCGGTCGCCTTTGATGACAAACCGCGAGGTCATCGCCATGGCGCAGGCCATGACCAAATACGGTGGCAGCTATTTCCGCAATGGTGGGGTGCCGCCATTCGCGGTGACTGGCAATTTCACCACGCCACGCGGGATGCAGTCGGCCGCCAATGATTTTGAGGATGCGATCCGCAAAGCCGCAAAAGACAAGCGTCAGGCACTCGTTTTGCCCACTGGTCTGGATATCAAGTCGATTGGTGCAGACCCCCAGAAATCGCAGATGGTCGAGGCACAGCGCTTTGTGATCGAGCAGCTGGCCCGCGTCCTGCAGTTGCCGCCGGTGTTCTTGCAAGACCTGACGCACGGCACTTACTCGAATACCGAGCAGCAGGATTTGCAGCTGGTCAAGCACCGCCTAAAGCCGCTTGTCGAGCAGATCGAACAAGAACTGAACATGAAGCTCTTTCCGATGGGTTCGCCGCTCTATGTGGAGTTTTCGATGGACGGGCTTCTGCGCGGTGACTTCAAAACGCGGATGGAAGGCATCGCCCAAGGCATCCAGAACGGCGTCATGACGCCGGACGAAGCCCGCGCGATGGAAAACCGCGAATCCATGCCGGGCGGTGACCGGCTTTACATTCAAGGCGCGACGATCCCGCTTGATCAGGCAGGCGCGCAACAAGGAGCGCAGAAATGACGCACGAAATTCGCGTTCTGGCCTCGATGCAGGTGGAAAAGCGGGCCGATGAGGGCGAAAAACTTGTCGGATATGCGGCTGTTTTCGGTGAAGAAACCGACATTGGCGGCTATTTTCGGGAAGTCGTGAAGCGCGGCGCGTTCACTGAAGCTCTGACCCGCGATGATATTCACGCCCTTTTTAACCACGATTATGCATATGTGATCGGTCGCAAGAAGGCCGGAACACTGCAAATTTCCGAAGATGACCACGGTTTGCGGGTGGAAATCACCCCACCGAACACCCAAACGGCCCGCGATCTGCTGGAAAACGTGCGCGCCGGAAACATCGACCAGATGAGCTTTGCGTTTTCGATGGAGGGCGGCAAACAGTCTTGGGATGAGACGGGCGAAACGCCGCTCCGCACCATCGAAAAGGTGGGCGAGCTGTTTGAGGTTTCGGTTGTGCCGCGTGGCGCATATCCGACGACGGAAATCGGACTTCGCAGCCTTGAGACGTTCCGCAAGGAGCAATCCCGCACCGGTTACGCTGCGCGCCTGTCGCGCATGCGGATGAGCCTCGGCCTTCGGGCCAGAGAGGGCTAAGGCCGCGCGCCAAAGCCTAGAGTGGCCGCCCATTCGGGCGGCTTTTTTCATGGACGAGTCAAGGAGACACACCATGTCCACGATCAAGGAGCTGCGCGAGCAGCAGGCGCGCATTGCGACCAACGCCCGCGCCAAGTTTGACGAAATCACCAACTCGACCGATGAGGCCCGCGCGGCTGAAATCGAACGCGAGTTTGATACGATGATGGCCGATCACGACAAGATCGGCGGCAAGATCGAGCGGCTGCAGAAGCTGGAAACGGTCGAAGCCCGCGCCAATGCTGGCGATGACCGCCGCCCGCGTGGTGAAAATGCTGCCGTTCGTGGTGCCGATGAGGGCCTGAAGCTGGAATATCGCGAAGTGTTTGCAAAGCACGTTTGCGGCATGGACCTTGAGCCGGAAGAGCGCGCGATCTTGAAGCGCGGCCAATCGGAAGCCCGTGCGCAACTCGCAGGCACCACCACGGCGGGCGGCTACACCGTTCCGACCGAACTGATGAACCAGATCGAAATTGCGATGAAGGCCCACGGCCCGCTTTACGATCCCGGCGTCACAACCGTCATCAACACCACCTCCGGCAACCCCATGAAGTTGCCGACGATTGATGACACGTCTCTGACTGGCGCGGCGCATACCGAGGGCGGTTCGGTGACCGATGACGGCGGTGCGGATGTGACTTTCGGCCAAAAGTCGCTGGACGCCTACGGCTTCGACACCGAATGGGTGCGCTGGTCGTGGGAGCTGGACATGGACTCCATCTTCAACATGGAGGCCCTTCTTGGTCAGCTTCTTGGTGAGCGTCTGGGCCGTCTGGCAAATACCCAACTGACCACCGGCACGGGGTCTTCGGCCCCGAATGGCATTGTGACGGCTTCGGCTGCTGGCAAGACTGCTGCCAGCGCGACGGCTGTAACCGCTGACGAAGTGATC